GGCCATGTCGGTGCCGGCCATTGCTCGCGCGCGCAACATGATTTGTAATTCAATTGCAACAATTCCGATGGTTACACGCGACAAAGCAACTGGTCAGGTTGTTGATTCACCGGTTGTAATTAACGATCCAGATAAGCGCGTTCCCGGTGCCGCATCGTGGTGCTGGGCCGCCGAAGATTTGCTTTTTACTGGGTTTAGTTATTTCCAGTTGATGGATCAATTTGCTGATACCGGCCGCGTTCGTCAAATGTGGCGCGTTGCTCCAAATCGCGTTGGCGTATTTTTAAATCAAATTGGCACTCAAATTGAGTATTACACAGTTGATGGAAGCCGCGTGCCCGATTCTGGGCCGGGCAGCTTGATTGTTTTTTACGGTAATGATGAAGGATTATTAAACCGAGCAGGTCGCACAATTCGCGCAGGTGCAGAGCTTGAAAGAGCTGCCGCAATGTACGCGCGCGAACCTGTGCCATCGATGGTGCTGAAATCTAATGGAACAGCGTTGCCAGCCGACCGCATCGCTAAGCTGTTGGATGCTTGGGGTACAGCACGCAGAAATCGTGGCACAGCATTTTTAAACGCTGATGTAGAACTAACAACCGTTGGATTTACACCGGAGCAAATTGGCCTCAATGCAGCACGCGAAATCATTGCTACAGAATTAGCTCGCGCCGTGGGAATTCCGGCTTACTTTATTGATGCGCCGACTGGATCATCCATGACCTATGCAAACGCCAGCACGGCGCGTCAAACTTTGTTGGACTTTTCATTATTACCTTTGATGAACAGCTTATCCTCAAGACTTTCAATGCCAGATTTTACGCCATCAACACAGCGCGTTGAATTTGATCTTAAGGCGTACTTGCGCGGATCAGAAAAAGAGCGTGCAGAAATTTACAAGATTTTATTTGAAATCGGTGCAATTACCACCGAGGAAATTAGACAAATGGAGGAAATGATCTCATGAAGCTAACAACACCAATGCAAATAACGGCAGCTGATTCAGACTCACGAACAATCACGGGTCGCATTGTTGCATTTAATGAGCAAGCAAATGCATCGACAGGCAAGGTTGTTTTTGCTCGCGGATCAATTCAACCAGGTGATGTTTTTCTCAATCTTGAACATGACATTACAAGAAGGATTGGGAAAAGTGTCGCCATGTCAGTAAATGACAAGGAAATGACAGCTACATTCAAGATCGCTAACACAACAGCTGGCAATGATGCATTGGTTGAGGCAATGGAAGGCTTACGCGATGGATTTTCAATTGAATTGGCCGTGGATGATTATGAAATGCAAAAAGACGGAACAATGAAAGTCAAAAATGGCCAGCTCGTAGGCGTTGCATTGGTCACAGAGCCGGCCGTGCGATCAGCAAGAGTCAGCGAAGTCGCCGCAAATCAAGATTCTGAAACTCAAGAAGGATCAGATACACAAAACCCAAATGAAGGAGACAAAGTGGAAAACACTACCGAACAAGCCGCTCCTGCCGTTGAACCGGTAGAAGCTCCAATAGTCGAACCTGTACAGGCATCATCACGACCAGCCTATTACACAGCACCACGATCACCAATTGTTAATAAGGTTACTTATCTTGAGCATTACCTTAAGGCAACAATTTTGCATGATGAGGATTCTCGCCAATTCGTCAAAGCCGCCGATAATACGACTTCGACAGCTCCCGGCATGATCCCAACACCACAAAGCACACAGGTAATTAACGCACTTGCAAATGCAGATCGCGGAATGATCGATGCGCTGAGCCGTGAAACTTTGGACAGCGTTGGAATGACATTTGAATTGCCAAAAGTCACAGCGGTACCAACCGTTGCCAACATTGCAGAAAATGCAGCTGTTACAGAGTCAAATCTTTCAGCCACATTTTTGAGCGTTCCTGTTCAATCATTTAAAGGTCGCGCCATCTCAACTGTCGAGCTCATTGATAGATCACGGCCTGAGTATCTAACCGCCTTGTTAGCTAATCTTGAATTTGCCTATGCCAAGGTAACTGATGAATTTGTTGTTGGCACAATTGCCGCAGCTGGACAGCAGACCGGTGTTAATGCAAACACAGCAACAGGATTCTTGGGTTACACATCTCAGGCCGCCGGTGCTGTTTATACATCATCACTTGGATTTGCTCGCAACATCGTTGTGTCACCCGGACAATGGACAAACATCATGGGTTATAACGACAATGGGGCGCCACTTTACAATGCAGCACAGCCATCAAATGCAGCTGGAAATGTACGCGGAGATTCATTGCGCGGTGTAGTTTCACCGGGTCTTAATCTTTTTGTTTCTCGCTCAATCGGTAACGCTGGCCCAACAACATCAACCGGAGATTTCTCAATGGTTGTTGTGAATCCAGATGCATGGACATGGTACGAATCACCTCGGTTTAACCTACGCACCAACATCAACAGCGATGGAACAATTGACATTCTTTACTATGGTTACGGCGCAATTGCTCCAAAGATTCCATTCGGCGCATGCTGGAACCAGACCTGAGATTAATTAATAACTGATCATCGGTAGCGGTCGCTCCCGAACGCTACTTATACGAAAGGAACCGAGATGCCTGCAATCGTTACAGCTGCACAGCTGAGACAAATTCTTGGTGTCTCGGTTTCTTTGTACTCAGATGCACAATTGGATTCTTTTATAGATTCCGCTGAACAAACCATTTTGCCTTTACTTACGCAATACCAATCATCGGTGACTTTTGCCAATGTGAGTGATTCCGTCATTTACTTCACCACAATGCGGCCAAATTACTTTGTGCCGGGTCAATCTGTTGTTGTAACCGGGGCCGGAATTTACAACGCAACCTATACAGTCACCGATGATCGTATTGAGCCTTATACATTTACAGCTGCAACAGCGGCGGCTGATCGTACTTACCCATTGCCGTTTATTCCTTCGGCAACGGCTACCTTATCCGGTGGGTCAGCCGCATCGCTTTACGCAAACACGCCACCAATTGAAAATGCAATTTTGGTGGTAGCTGTTGAAATTTTCCAAAGCATCACAGCTCCCGGCAATCAGATTATGTCAGATAATTTCCAGCCGTCACCATTTGTTTTGGGTCGCAGCTTGAGCAACAGAGTGATCGGCCTATTAGGCCCATTTTTGGATGTTGAAACGATGTGCCAATGACCATCGAAGCCGACATCCGCACACCATTGCAAACCACACTTTCAACAATTGCGGCCAATGTGTATAACGGAATTCCAGAGACAATGACATCACCGAGCATTTGTTTAGTGCCCGGATCGCCGTACCTTGAGAGCCTTTTAATTAACGGTGCAACAACAAAAGTCAAAATCAATTTTAATGTGACCGGTGTAGTCGGTTATTCCAGCAATGCCGCAGCTTTAGACAATCTAGAACAATTGATGATCAGCATCATCAGCACAATGCCGGCTGGTTATACAGTCGGGGATGTGAGCTCACCTCAACCATTGGAAGTCGGTGCCGGTAAGTACCTTACGGCCGATTTACAAATAAGCACCTATTACACCGACTAAGGAGAAACCATGCCAACAACAATAATCACGGGCAGAGACATAACCTTCACCATTGATGGTGATGATTTTGATGCTCAAGCTACATCAGCGACTTTAACAGTCGATTCTACAATTAATACATTTAACACTTTGGACGGAAAAAGTTATTATACGACTGATACACAAGGAAATTTTGCGGTCGAAATGTTAGCTGATTGGGGAGCCGCATCATCATTGTGCGAGGCACTTTGGACAGCTGCAACAAATGCACCAAATACCGGACTCCCGGTGGTCTTGGTGGCAGACACAGGCGCATCATTTGCATTTGATGTCCAGCCAATTTTGCCATCAGCTGGAGGCACGGCACCGGATGCACAAACCGTTTCGCTTGCTTTCATTTGTGTTACAACACCAGTTGCAACATTTAGCTAATAAAGGAGATCGGGAGCATGAAACTACCAATAACAATTGAATACAATGACGGAAGCCAAGCGACTTACACGGCAGCACCGCCGGAATGGGTAAAGTGGGAAAAGCACACAGGCAACACAATTGGACAAGCTCAAGAAAAGATTGGCATTTCAGATTTGGTTTTTCTTGCGTATCACGCCATGAAGCGTGAGGCAGCTGGTAAGCCGATAAAGCCAATTGACATTTGGACTGAAACAATTGCCGAAGTCTTAGTCGGTGAGGCAAACCCAAAAGTTACCCAGTCGGAAGCCTCAACCGAGTAATCTGGGAGTTAGCTCTTACAACCGGGCTACCTTTTAGCGAATTTGAGAGTGCTGAGGACATTTTGACGGTGATCGAAATTTTAGAGAGGCGAGGCAATGGCCAGTGAAGCAATTACCTATGATAAAGCCGAATTGCGATCAATTATTAAGTCATTTAAAGCAATGGAGGATGAAGCAATTGCCGAAGCCAAAGAGACTTCCAGTGCTTTGGCCGATTTTGTCAAAGGCAACATTATTGCCGCTACAACTAACAGTTATAATCGTTTAGACAACAGAATTGCAGAAGGCGCAAGAGTTTCCAAATCATCAAAAGTTGGTGAAATTAGTTTTGGTTTTTCTGGTCAGAAACTAAGCGGTGGAGGCACAACACAACAACTGTGGGGCGGTGCTGAATTTGGCTCACGAAAGTTTAAGCAATTTCCCACTTGGTCAGGCAAACGGGGTTGGTTTATTTACCCAACTTTAAAAAACTTGCAGCCTCAAATTATCAAACAGTGGGAAGAATCATTTTCTAAGATTGTCAGGAAGTTCGAATAATGGCAGGCACTTCAAGAACGCTCAAGCTATCGATCCTTGCTGAAACAAAAGACTTAGTCGATGGATTAAGTAAAGCCAGCAAGGAAACTGAGACATTTGGCGATAAGGCAACCGAATTTGGCAAAAAGGCTGGCGTTGCATTTGCTTTGGCTGGCGCAGCTGCATTGGCATTTGCTGGCGATGCGGTAAAGGCAGCGGCCGAGGATGCTGCCGCCCAAGAAAAACTAGCAGCCACAATTGCGGCAACAACCACCGCGACAACCGCACAGATCGCCGGCGTTGAAAAATACATCACGCAAACATCAATTGCTATCGGTGTTACAGATGATGCATTGAGGCCAGCATTTGAGCGTTTAGTAAGAAGCACAAAAGATACTGAGGAAGCTCAAAGATTGCTTAACCTTGCACTTGATCTATCTACGGCCACGGGCAAACCATTGGAAACTGTGGCAAATGCTTTAGGTAAAGCCTATGACGGAAACACAACCGCGCTTGGCAAATTAGGTTTGGGCCTCGACACCAATTTATTAAAATCCAAAGACAATGATGCCATTATACGACAACTAGAAACGACTTATGGCGAATTTGCCGAAGGAGCAGCTGAAACCGCAGCTGTAAAGTTTGAGCGCATTGGCATAGCAACACAAGAAGCAAAAGAATCAATTGGCGCAGCATTGCTTCCAATTGTTGAGAAATTATCAGATTTTGTTTTGACTACGGCTGTTCCCAATTTACAGTCATTTATTAATGCTCTTACAGGTCAAGGCAGCTTGACTGAAGCAACAGCAACCGGAACTGAAGGCGCATTTGAATTTGGTGAACAAGTCAAAAAAGTACTCAAAACGGTTATTAGTCTCAAAGATGAAATTATTGTTGTTGGTGGTGTTTTGGCGGCTTTGTTTGTCGCTTCAAAAATTGCTGGCGCGGTTGCTGGCACGATTACATTGATCAAAGGACTTATTACAGTTTTTAAA